AGCCGCTACTGACTTACTAGATCCACTCAAGAGTATCTACACCTTCGATGTTGAAGTTGAGTTCTCTGCTACCTCACGCTGGACAGCCGTTAAAGGCACTCTCTGCGTAGAACAGGATGTAACCCGTGACTAGATTCTTATTAGCTTTACTGCTCTTAGTAGCCATCTCAAGCACCTCACAAGCTGAGTTGTACGATAGCTACCCACCAGCGGTGGCCGCAAGCCTTAAAGACCACAAAACGCTGATCATTGTGATCGGTGCTGAGAAGTGGTGACCAACTTGCGTCCGGTTTCGGTCAGAAATCAAGAAGAATCCTTCAGTAGCTAACGGATTGCATTTAGCTTTCGTGGAATATGATACTGTTTGGGGCAAGAAGCTGTACACAGGGCGATCTGTGCCAGCGATCATCAAGTACAAATGGGATGGCAAGAAGTGGGTTCGAACAGTTCGAGTCGGCTATCTATCTCAGAAGAACCTTAAGAGGTGGGCTAATGAGTAGAAGCATAACTGACATCAAAGCGTCGATCTCTAACCTAGAGCAGATTCTTGACACTGGAGCCACGATGGTAACCATTGATGGCGAAACAACACAGTTCGACCTCTCAGCGATCTCCGCTAGACTTCGAGACTTGAAAGCTGAACTTGCTACGTTGCAAGGAAAGAGCAGCAGAAGACCTTTATTCAATCGTGTAGACTTAAGCTAAGGAGCCTAAAATGGACTGGTTAAACGAAGCTAACGGCTCTCTTGACTTTGGTTACGATGGATCTAGTTCATCTAGCAAGAACCGCAAACAGAAGAAGCAGAAGCTAACAACAGAAGACAAGCAGTTGCGAGCTACTGATCGTAAGGTCTTGCAATCAACTACCCGCGACCTTCGACGAAACGAAGTAGCTGCCCGCTGGATTCTCAGCAAGCACATCGACTTCGTAGTCAAGCATCAGTTCCAGCCTAACACTGGCGACGAAGCTACTGACAACCTACTCAGGGACTTCTACTCTTACGCATCTAAGAAAGAGCAATTCGACATTAGTGGTCGATACGATCTTAACACTTTCATGCGAATGGTTGAGTCATCTGCTGTTGTTGATGGCGACATCTTCTGTGTCCGTCAGCGTGGCGGCTACTTGCAAGCTATTGAGTCTGACCGGGTTAGACAGCCTACGTTCTTAGAAGAGCGAGATGGCGTAACACCGTCGAACGGCACTCAAGACAGTGTACTCAAAGACTGGGTTCAGGGAGTCAAGATTGACGTAACTGGACGGCACAAGTCTTACGCAGTTTGGAAACGTGCAGAGAACCAATACGAGTTTGAGCGTAACGTATCCGCTAAGAAGGTCATCACTATGGGCTTCTGGGATCGCTTCGATCAGACACGAGGTATCTCACCTCTAGCATCTGTCGTAAACACAATCATGGACTTAAACGAAAGCTATGACTACGCACTTGCTAAATCTAAAGTCGCTCAGTTGTTCGCTCTCTCGATTACACGAGAAGCTAACTGGGGACTCGGAGATGATGACCAGAGTGGTGATTCTGATCCAGATCGTACAGTGAGCTTCGACAAAGGCCCGCAGATACTAGACTTGGATGCTGGCGAAGAAGCTAAGTTCTTAACTGCTGCCACACCTGAAGGAGCCACACAGGACTTCTGGAAGGACATGATCGGCATGGCTCTTAAGTCACTTAACATACCCTATAGCTTCTGGGATGAAAGCTATACAAACTTCAACGGTTCGAGAACAGCTTTGATTCTCTACCTTCGGAGTTGCGAGAAAGACCGAGAACGTCAAGTTGCCTTTCGTAACGATTGGTTCCAGTGGCGACTTAAAGTGGGCATTTTGAAGGGTGAGATTCAGTTACCATCTTCATTCGAGATTGATCCTAAGAATTGGTTATGGGTTCCTGAAGGACTCCAATACTGGGATACTAAGAAAGAAGCTGATGCTGATGTGGTTCTTATTGAGAATGGTCTTCGTTCACGAACAGAGATCAGACGCGAACGCTTCGGTGATGAGTGGGCAGACGTTGCTCGCAAGTTAGGCGAAGAGAAAGCACTTCTCGAATCACTGGACATCTTACCTCCAGACTTACGACCAGAACCTAAACCACAGGAGCCATTCAATGGCGAATAAGACATACTTAGAGCCTACACTATTCCGAGCAACAACCGTCCGAGGTTTTGATCAAGCACCTGAGATTAGTCGCACTGGTGGCGAATACGGTGCTGGATACATCAAGAACTTCGCAGTCATTACTGCCGGGCCTGCTCTCGGTCATGGTGCTTGGGTTGATTCTGAGTTCATTGCTCAAGTAGCTGCCGAACTTGGACAAGCCAAGAAAGGCATCAAGAGCCGTTACACTCACCCTAACCAATGCGGAGATTCACTCAGCAAGGGATTGGGTCGTGTATTCTATCGTGCAGATGGAGACGGCAAAGTCAGAGGTGACCTTCACTTCTGGAAGGCTGCTCACAAGACACCAGATGGCGATCTAGCAGGCTTTCTGCTTGACCTTGCCCATGATGACCCAGAAGCGTTTGGAGCCTCTATCAGCTTCATGCGGGACGCTGAGGCAGAAGAGATGTTTGCTGCTGCGAACCCATCTTCTCCTGATCCTGCAAACGTGAACAACTACCCCCATGTTAGACTTGGACAGTTGCGGTTTGTTGACATTGTTGATGAGCCTGCTGCTAATCCTGACGGTCTATTCCATCGCGACGATACAGCGGCTAAAGCTGCTGAGCTTTTGGAGTATGGCTTAGGGCTATCAGATACAAAACCCGAAGGAAGTCTCTTCGGTGTCGAACCAGATCGTCTGCTCGGCTTCGTTTCTAATTTTCTCTCCCTAAAAGGACTACAAATCGTGGAACTTAATAAAGAAGAACCTCAAGTTGAGGAAGTCATCGAGACTCCTGAAGTTGAAGCAGTTGAAGTTGTTGAAGTTGTTGAAGTTGAAGCACCATGCTGCGAAGCTGAAGAGTGCGAATGTGAAGAAGCTCCTGAAGTTGAAGAAGCTCCTGTTGAAGAAGCTCCTGAAGTTGAAGAAGTTGAAGCACCTGAAGTTGACGAAGTTGAAGACATCGTAGACGGTGGAACTCCACCTGCTGAGTCTCCAGTTGAAAAAGGACACTTCTCGAAAGAAGAACTCGGTTTATACATCGAGAACTTTGGCAAAGAAGCTGGACTAGACTTCTTCATGGAAGGCTTAGATTTCACATCTGCTCAAGCTAACTTCATTAGCTCACAGAAGTCACAAATTGAATCTTTGAAAGCACAGATCGAACTTTCAGAAGAGACAGAAGCACAGCCTCTTTCTGGCAACAACGGCGAAGCTGTTGAAGTCAAAGGCCAAGGCTTTAAGATTTCGATCAAGTAACTCTACCCACTAATTTTAGCCCCCTTCCGTGCGGGGCATCTTTCTAACTCCTATTTAAGGAACACTACTGATGGCGAACGATTTTCTAACTGTTGCAGACATGGTTGCTGATGCTTACGATCTTTCCGGTCGTGAGACTTCTGAAGTCCGTGCTGCTGCCCCTGTTATCTCTTCTCTTCCTGCTATTCCAGCTTCTAACGGAATCGTCCACAAGCAATCGGTTATGACCGCTTTGCCTGTTACTGGATTCCGTAGCGAGAACGCTGGACGTGACTTTGATCATTCGGTTGATCGAATTGACACTGTTGATCTTAAGATCCTCGATTGGTCTTGGATGGTTGACAAAGCTGTTGCTGATTCTTCTCGTTTCGGTGGCGGACGTGAGCAGTACATCGCTCGCGAAGGTTTGCGACACGTTCAATCTGCTATGTTCAATCTTGAGCAACAGTGGATCTACGGAACCGCTAACAACGCTGCTGGTTTCAACGGATTGCTTGACAGCACCAACTTAGACGCTATTGCTGACGAGATGGTTGTTAACGCTGCTGGAACAACTGCTTCTACTGCTTCTTCTGTCTACTTGATCCGTCGTAACTCGGCTGAGTGCGGCATGGTTTACAAGGGCGACGGAGCCGTTGAACTTGGCGAAACTATGGTTCAGAACTTCGTTGATGGTTCTGGCAAGAATCTTCCTGCATACTACACACCCGGCTGTGGATGGTTTGCCGGATTCTTCGGAAGCCTTTACTCTGTTGCTCGTATCTGTAACCTTACAGAAGACAGTGGCAAGGGACTTACTGATGACTTGATCTACCAAGCTCTTGAGCGTTTCCCTGCTGGACACGGCCCAGACATGATGATCATGAACCGTCGTTCACAATTCCAACTTCGTAGCTCACGAACTGCAACTAACGCTACTGGTGCCCCTGCTCCAATGGTTAACGAAGTTGCTGGCGTTCCAGTTGTAACAACTGACGCTATCCTAAGCACCGAAGCTATTGAGGTGTAATCATGAGCAACC